GGTATTGTGCCTATTCGCCCACTACAGGCCGTTAGCCGCATCATAGCGGCGGAAGGATGCGGGGTTGATGTAATGATTAGCCATGCGTCAGCGGTGTTTGTATGCGGTGATATCTCGCTACAGACGCGATTGGTTGAAGGGCGTTATCCCGACTGGAGAAAGGTAGTTCCGTCAACCGATGGAGCATCTACGCTTCGGTGCGATGCGGAGAAGTTCCTATCGGTCGTGCGTCAAGCAGCAATTGTCAACGATCAAGACAGCCGGGGCATCGACCTTGTTATCAGTAGCGGCGAACTGACCGCGACTGCTAAGACTGCCGAGGTTGGAGCGTCAAGCGTTGTGATGGGATGCGAAGCGGACACGGCGGCGAAGTTGACCGTCGATCACACATACTTAGCTGACTTCCTTCGTTCGCTCGGCAAGGAGCAAACTGTGGAAGTTAAGTACAAGAATTCAGGCGATCCGGTTGTATTGACATCCGGTGACGTTCTTGGAGTTATCATGCCGATGGCGAGGGTGTAGAGATGATTGACAAGGACAAGCAGTACAAAACGCGGGACGGTCGAGAGGTGCGAATCTACGCGACTGACGGCGCGGGAGCATATCCTGTTCAAGGTGCGATAAAGAATGAAGATGGATGGTACTTGGCTCAATGGAAGCAAAGCGGAAAGCATGTTGGCGAGTGCGACGGTTCAAACGACCTTATCGAAGTCAAGCCGCGAATGAAGTTTGAGCGGTGGATTGTGCTTCACAGGAACGGCGAGTGGGCGTCGTGGATGACTAGACCAAGCGATGCATCAACAGTCGATGCTTTTGCAATCAAGCACATCGTTTTTGAAGTCGAGGAAGGCGAGGGTCTCGATGCGGTGTAGATGCTGCGAAAAACTCTTGAGCCCGTCCTACATCAAGAGCGGCGACAAACATTGCAGCGCATGCTCCAGGGCAATTGCTGCTGGTTCAAGTTACTCTGAGGTTGTTTCGGAGATGGTTGAGATAGCGAAGGATCGAGGTGTTATACTTCGCCTCGAACGCTTAGCAGATCGTCACCGAAATGAAGAGATGCTTGGCATGAGTGCAAACCGTGCGAACGCACTCAAGAAGGTACGCAACGGCATTCGGCCAATGCGTCAAAGGCTCAACAACGAAGGCGAATACCAAACTGCTAAATGGTGGTGCAATACATGCAATATCCCATTGACCAAGAAGCGTTGCCTACGGTGCGAACTTGCAGCGAGCAGAGCGTAGTTGAGGCATTCCGCGAACGTGTTGCAATGATGATTTACGACAGCGGCTTGAGTGAGTTTGACGCGACGAGGGCCGCGTATTTTGAACTACGACGAGCAGGTGGCAACGTGCCATCTGCGGTCAGTGAAGAGTGGAAACGAGTTTGGAGGTTAACGAAGTGAGTGAGAAGAACGAGGTGCAATCGTGACCAACAACGAACAGGCCGTAGCACATCGCATCCTGCAAAAGCACGGCATCGAACACACGTTGCAAGGCCATAGGCTGCCGCTAACGAGCACTGATTTTGCAATCGGCATTGCTGACAGGTGGTTTTATGACTTCGACGACGTACGGAGGTATGTTCGACACGTTGTTGACAACCACAGAGACGCGGAGATCGACTTGCGGTCGTGGCAAGCATCCGTAGAGATTGCCGAAGCAGTAAGGAGGGATGCGGATGCCGATAAGCCGTGAGCGACTGATTGAGATCGAACAGCACGCTAGACGCTTCGGGCCAGCGAATTGCTGGACTGGGACAAGCGGTACACTCTCGGCAATGATCGTTGAGTTACTGAGGGAGATTGAGACACTACAAGCCGACAAGCAAACGGGCAACGGTTGCTCCGAGGGAGTTGGCACAACGGAGGTTGGTAGAGATGGAAAATAGATATCAACTGCATCACGGCGATTGCTTAGAGGTGCTTAAAACGCTTCCCGAATGCTCGGTCGATGCAGTCGTTACGGATCCACCGTACGGGCTATCCTTCATGGGTAAAAAATGGGACTACGACGTGCCATCCGTTGAGGTTTGGCAGGAATGCTTGCGGGTACTAAAACCTGGAGGACATCTGCTAGCCTTTGCGGGGACTCGGACGCAGCACCGAATGGCGGTCAGGATCGAGGACGCAGGTTTTGAGATTCGCGACTTGATTGCTTGGGTTTACGGCTCGGGATTTCCTAAGTCTATGGATGTATCGAAGGCGATTGACAAGGCAGCAGGGGCAGAGCGGGAGGTGGTGGGGCAGCGCAAGAAGCTGCAGAGCTACGGCGCCGATGTGAACGATGTCTACGGCGGCGGCCCTGACGAGGGCGGCGTGCAGCTCATCACCGCCCCCGCCACCCCCGAAGCTCAGCAGTGGCAAGGCTGGGGTACGGCTCTCAAGCCTGCTTTCGAGCCAGTTATACTGGCTCGCAAGCCCTTTGCCTCAACCGTTGCGGCGAACGTGCTAGAGCGTGGCGTAGGCGGCTTAAACGTGGACGGGTGCAGGGTGGCCCCAACTGGCGAGTCTTTACACGGTGGAGGAAGTACGGTTGGGAAGCGAGCAGAGAACCACAACGAAGGCTGGCAAAGACCGTGGATGAAAGACGAATCAGCGCGCGAAGCAATGCGAGAACGCTCGGCCTCTTCGCAAGCAAAAGCCGAGCAACTTGGCCGATGGCCTGCAAACTTCATCCACGATGGAAGCGAAGGGGCGACCGAATTGCTAGGCGATGCGGCCCGGTTTTTCTACACCGCGAAGGCAAGCAAAGCGGATAGGGATGCAGGGTGCGAGGCGATGGAGGCGGTAAAACCAAGGCAGGTTATGGGGCTTTCCGATAGCGGAGGCGAACGAAGCGCGGTAAGGAACACGCCAAGCCGCAACCACCATCCAACCGTCAAGCCGACCGACCTTATGCGATACCTATGCAGGCTTGTAACTCCACCGGGCGGAATCGTCCTGGATCCCTTCACTGGTTCAGGATCGACCGGGAAGGCGGCAATACTCGAAGGGTTTCGGTTCATTGGCATTGAGCGTGAAGCGGAATACATCGAGATTGCAAGGGCAAGGATTCAGCGCGAAGCCGATAAGCCTCGCCAGCCTACCCTTTTCGACTAACAGGCTGGCTCGCCTGGGCAAAGGTGCCAACGTCATGGCGTTGGAATCCCGCCAAATGAGCTGGTGCGCGGTAAGTGCCGAGTGTCTCACTCTAACTACCGCATCAACCTCCACGCTCCGCCTCGAAAGGGGCGGGGCGTTCTGTCTCAAGTCTCTAACCGTTGTGAGAAAAATGCAACTCCGCGACTATCAGCGATCATCGGTCGATGCGGCGTATCAGTACCTAAAAGAGTTTGAAGGTAATCCGGTCATCTGCTTGCCGACTGGAGCCGGCAAATCGATTGTCATCGCGGAATTGGCACGAATTGCGGTGCAGGACTTCGGCGGACGTGTGCTAGTCTTGCAGCATCGCAAAGAGTTGATTGAGCAGAATGCAGAGAAGATTCGAGCGTTACTACCTGGGATTGAGGTAGGCTTATTCTCGGCGGCATTAAAGCAGCGGGAATGCTCGCAAGATGTTGTTGTAGGCGGCATCCAAAGTATCTACAAGCACGCCAATCTACTTGGTAGGCGTAACCTTATCGTCATCGACGAGTGCCACTTGTGCAGCGACAACGCGAATAGCATGTACGGCAAGTTGCTTGCGGACATTGCATCGCTAGGTTATTCGCATCGCGTTGTGGGGTTGACCGCAACTCCATACCGAACGGAAAGCGGCAAGATTTACGGCGTTGAAAAAATGTTTACGGACATCATTGAAAAGGCAACCGTACCGCAACTCATCAAAGACGGCTACCTATGCTCTATCGTCAATACAGACGCAGATGCTTCGGTTGATACTAGCGACCTGCACAAGCGAGGCGGGGAGTTTATCCAAGCCGAAGTCGAGCAGTTATTCGGCAACGAGCCGGAGATTGAAGCGGCGGTAAATGAGATCCTTCAAAAGACCGCCAACAGGCACAGCGTGATGGTATTTTGTACCTCAGTCATGCACGCCAAAACGGTTGCAAACATGATCTATCAAAAGGTAGGTCTATGCGTCGATTTGATTACTGGCGAAAGCACAAACGAACACAGGCGAAACGTAGCAGAGCGATTCCGATCACTACAACTCAAGTACCTAGTTAACGTCGATGTGCTTACAACCGGGTTTGACGCTCCCGTTGTAGATGCGATTGCAATACTTAGGGCTACCGCTTCCCCTGGTTTGTACGTTCAGATCGTAGGTCGGGGCTTGCGTACGCACGAATCCAAGACGGATTGCTTAGTGCTAGACTTCGGCGAAAACATCCGAAGACACGGAGCAATAGACCGGGTTCGAGGAAGACCGAAAGCACCCAAGGAAACTGAGCCGAAAGAACAGGTCAAAGGCGAAGAGGAAGAAGAAACGCAGTCGGGCAAGATGTGCCCTGCTTGCGAAGTCTATTCGCCTCCATCCGAGACGCATTGCGAGTGCGGATATCGCTTCCCAGTTGTGTTTCGACATGGCGACACAGCGGAGCGTGAGGTGTCGATTATCTCGGACGGTAAGCCTAGAGTTTACAACGTGCTGCATATCGTTTACGGCAAGAGCAAAGCCAAAGACAAGCCAGCAAGCATGACCGTCTTGTATATCGTGCAAAGCGGCGAAAAGACTCGACTACCGGATGATTCCCCGATGGAGTTTGTTGCGTTCGAGTCTGAAAAGCCGTTTGCAGTCGAACAGGCTAGGCGATGGTGGGCGAAGAGAACAAACCTACCGTTTCCACAAACGACCGACGAAGCATTAGCTATTGCTAAAAGCGGAGAACTTGGAACGCCGAGCGTAATCAACGCGGAGCGAGACGGAAGATATTGGAAGATCACTACAGGCCCAGCAAGAAAAGATAACGAGGTTGCACAAGATGTTTCCTAAGTGTTTAACAGAGCGTAGACAGTGGATTACATGGACGCTTACGGCGGACGGGAAGAAGATACCTAACTCGCCTAGCAATCAGCCGAAAACGTGGTTTGACTACGACGAGGTGAAAAGCAATGATCGAATCGCGTATGTATTCGCTGTTGACGATCCGTTTGTCGGCATTGACCTTGATAACTGCATCGACGAAGCTGGTGACTATAACGCAGTAGCTAGCTACTGTCTTGAGTTATTCAAAGGCAAAGCATACTGCGAAACTTCGCAAAGTGGACGCGGTTTGCACTTCATCGTTCGAGGGAAAAAACCGGATTGGTCGGTATGTAGCAGGTCGGGCGTGGAGTGCTATGAACACGGGCGGTTCTGGGTAATGACAGGCGATGTGATTGATGGATACACCGAGCCGCAAGAATGCCAAGCGGAACTCGAGATTTTTTTAGGCGATTACCTTCGCAAGCCGGAGCCTCAGCGGGTGCTTAGTGTCGCTTCCCTGCGATGTGAAACGCAACTCGAAGAGCGTATACAAGCCTACGCACAAAACGCACAAGCGGCACCTCAAGGGGATCGGAATAACGCAGCGTTTCGACTTGCTGGGCATTTATGGGCGATGGTAGGCGATGACGGACAGCGACCGGGCGAAGAGATCGTACTAGACGCGGTTCGAGGTTGGGCGTCAAGATGTTCGCCTCCGATGGACGATGCCGAGGTAATCAAGGCGGTCGAGAATGCACGCACAAAGGGTACGCCAAGAGAC